AAAAACATTTGCTTTATTTTTTAATCGTCTATAATAAAAACTTATAGTTTTACTTGAATAGTTATAGTAATAATAAATATCTATCATTTATTATAATATAATAAATTATTTTTTATGTTTTTATGTTTTTATATGTTTTTTATGTTTTTTATGTTTTTATATGTTTTTATATGTTTTTTACAAAAAATATACTAGTTAAATACATTATTAAAAAAATGATAGCTAATAAAGGTGATATAGATAATAATATTATTTGAGTCCATGCTATCAGAGATATTATTGTTCTAAGGGAAGTATTGGCACATTTACATTTATTTTCATCAATATTTTTTGAGATTGCTAACCAGTTAATAAATACAGAAATAAGTAAAATTAATGTAATAATAGATAGAATACTAATAATTAATTGAGGAGCATTATAAAATTTTAATACTGTAATAATGATTTGAAATCCAATAAGATATAAACTTCTTTGTTTAATATCTGTTATATTTTTTTCTAAAACACACGTACAATTTGTATCTTGTAAAATATTATCAGTAAATGATTTTATTAAAAAATAATAAATGATAGGAATAATAAGTGATATCATTAAATATTTTGGTGTATTTAGAATATTAATAAAAGAAGCAGTAATATTGGATTTTTTATTATCTTCTAAAAAATTTAACTGTTGTGTTTTTCTATCTGAAATGGTTTTAGTAATATTTTTAGTATTTTTTTTTGGCATTTATATTATATAATGAAGAAAAAATTATTAAATAATTAAAAATTTTTATTTTTTAAAATTGATTTTTAAATAATTTTATAATTAAGAATTTTTGATGAATGATTGGAAAATAACAACTATAGATGGTTTAATAGATAATATTTATATAAAATTTATTAAAAACACAAAATCAGGGTGTGAATTAGAAAATTTTAAAAAATTTTATATATTAAATAATCCGTTTGTTTCAATAGATAGAAAAAAAAAATATTTGGGTTATATAAATAATTTTAATAAGAAAAAATTATTAGCAAATATATTTTTAAATAAAATAAAAAAGAAAAAAGAAAAACGAGAAAAAATATTAGGTCGATTTGTAAATATTGTGAAATATAATATTTTAGTTAAAAAACTTCCTTGTAATGAAACAGATTTATATACATTAGAAGATTATGATAAGAATAATAAAAATATTTATGTAATTGATATAAAAAATAGAAAATGGTGGTTTTCAATAGAAACAATATGTAAATTACTGTGTAATAATTTATCTTATTTTGATACGGAAACATATAGTGTAATGTGTAAAAATCCAATAAATCCGTTTATAAATAGTATGTTTAATATTGGGCAATTAATAAGTATATATGAACAATTGGAAAAATTTAGATGTGTTCCAAATTTATTTAAGTTATTTAGGATAGCAAATTTTGATATGAATTACTTTTTAAAAATATATAACAATGATGTAATTAATTATTCTTATAAATTTAATTTACAATCATTAGACACTGACGCATTAATAATAATATTACATAATTTATTTGAAAATAATAATATTTATTATACAAATGTAAATAAATTGAATTTAGAGATTGAATCTGTTAAAATAGATGTAATAGAATTAATTAGAAAATGTATGCTTACATTTAAAAATATAAATGAAAAACGAAGTATTCGTAAATTTATAAATAAATATAAATTTATAATGAAACGGGCACGTAGAAATAGTAGTACTATAATTGTATTAAATGATGAAACTGAAATAAATTTTTCAGATGATGAAACTGAAATAAATTTTTCAGATGATGAAACTGAAATAAATTTTTCAGATGATGAAACAGTAGAAAATTTATCAGATGATGAAACAGTAGAAAATTTATCAAATAATAATTATATATCAGATGAAGATTATGTACAGGAAGAAAATATAGTAGAAGAGCAATATAGGTATATAGATAATATTGAAATACCAGATAATTTTACATTGTCCCGTTCAGGTACACCGAGAACTCAATACGATATGATTATAGATTATATTTATGAACCAACAGTTTGTATTCAGGCATATATTAAGGGTTATTTAGAAAGAAAAAAATTAAATAAATTAAAATCTGATATGATAATGAAAATTAAAAATGTTTTGATAGGGTATTTAGAAAGAAAAAAAATAAGAGAAATGAAAAATGGAGATGATAAATTATTAAATTATTTAGACAAAATGAAAATATGATAAGAATATAAATAAGAATATAAATAAGAATATAAATAATATAGAAATTTTTTTAGAATAAATAGTATATGGGAAATATATATTCTTTATATCAAAATTATAAAAATGATTATGATGAATTGGAAGATAAATATAATAAATTAAAAGTAAATAACGATTCCAATAAAACAAAAATAGATGTATTAAATGAAACAATAAAAACTTTAGAAAATGATACAGTAAAAACAAAAATAAATTTGGATAATGAATTTGAAGAAAATAGAATAAATAAGAAAAAAATAGAAACATTAATATCATCTAATGAATCTGATATAATAAATAATACACATATAATTAATAATTTAGAAGATACAAATATGGAGTTAGAAAATGAATTAAATATAAAAAAACAAACTATTGAAGAAGTAACAAATATAAATAGAACATTAAATGATGATATAAAAAATAAAGAAAAAAAAATAAAAATAGTAGAAAATAAGTTAAAAATATGTGAGAAACATTTCGAAGAGAAAAAAAATCAAGTGGATGAGTATACAGAAATGTTGGAGAATTTAATAGAAAAAAATAATAGATTAGAAGATGATAAAAAAATAATAAAAGAAAATATAAAAGATATTATAAATTATTATAATGATAATAAAGATATAATTATAGGTGAAATATTAGTATATAATAATACTCTTATACCAGATTATATTGAGAAAAATATAATAGGAAATATATATATGTTTTTATTGAATAAAATTAAAACAAATATAAATAATAAAATAAAATAAAATAAAATAAAATAAAATAAAAAAATAAAATAAAATAAATTAAAGTTTAAAATAAATTAAAGTTTAAAACAAAAACAACCGCAACAAGTATCATTATCCTCATCTTTTTTTTTTATAATAGTATTTGTTTTATTATTGAGTTCAATTGTGTCTCGTAAAAAAGTATCATCAATTTTTTTTATATTAATATAGACTTCATTAAGACATAATTTAAGATCATTGTTATGAGTATTTATTAGATTTATAATATTTATTACATCAAGTCCATTATTATTATATGTATGAATTTCTAATAAAAGTTCTTCTAATTTATTAAGGTCTGAAATAATACTAGTAGAATTAAGACTTAAATTATTTAAATGATTATTTAAATTATTAATATAATTGTTATCAAGTTGATAACAATGTATATTCATATATTATCTTATATAATAATTTTAGAATTAAATAGAGTTTTTACTTTTTATTTATTTTTACTTTTTTATTTTTTTAACATTAATTTTTTGAAAACCTTTTTTCGTTGATTTGAAATCATTTGTGTCATCGTGCTCTGGATTATAGAATTTTTTATGATGAAGCCATAATGCCGAAGCACCAATTCTAAAAGTAGGATGATCATTCGCTTTATACCAAAAAACTTGATCACTTAATTTATTACTTTTAGCATTATTATTAATTACTAAACATTCAAAATTTTCTGTACATTGATCCATAACTTGATTAAAAACTTCGAATGTGGGGAACATACCGGCATAATTATCATAAATACGTTTTCTATTAGAAACAATATTTTCTCGTAAAATAAATACATAATCAATATTAGTTCTTAAATTAGGAGGAATACCAAGTGGATATTGCATAGTAATAATAAATAATATATGCCAGTGACGTCCATTCATAAAACATGATTTAATATTTTTATCTTTCGCCCAACTAGCATCATATAAACAATCATCTAAAATAAGAAACGCATTAGGATTAATAGCAGTATGTCCATTTTTTTCAAGTTCATCTTTCATACATTTTTTAACTGTTTTTTGTCGTTTTAAAAAATTTTCTATTGTTTCTGGTGTATATTCATCATGAATAAAAATGCTAGGAATAATATTTCCATAAAAACAGTTAGCACTTTCCGTTGCTGAAATAACATTACCCACCGGTATATTTCTATGATAGAATAATAAATCTTTACATAAAAAAGATTTACCAGTTTCACGTTTACCAATAAGAACAATAACTTTATCGGGTTTAATAGAGGACATATCAAATTTTTTTAATTGAATATTACTCATTATAATAATATAATATAATAAATATTAAATAAATCCGTACAAAAATATATCTATAGGAAAAAATATAAGAAAGTGGTAAAAAAAAATAATAAGTTATAAATTATTATATTATTATATTATAATATAATATAATATAATATAATGAGTAAATTAAATATATGTATAATAATAATTTGTTTATTATTATTTATTATTGTATATTTATTGTGTAATAATAATAATAATAATTGGAAAAATATAATTCAGTCAAATAAAAAAATTATATATGGAGGTGAAGAAAATAACGATGTAAAAAATATTAATGAGGAAATAAAAAAAGAACAAGAAAAAATAAGTACAATATCAAACGAATTAGAAAGTTTGAAAAACAAGTCAAACGATAATAAAAAACAAGAAGTAAATAATTTTGGAGAAGTAAGAGAAAGACCTGGTAAAAATGATATAGAATTAAATCAACAGGAAAATAATACATTTATAATGAGATTAATGGATGAAGAAATAAATAATAAGAAAAATAGTAAAAATAATAATAGACAAATTTTGGATGGTGTTGAAAATACAAATATGATTCGTAATGAAGAACCAGATGAAGATGAAGAAATAGAGGATGAAGAAGAAATTATGGAGGAAGAAGATGTAAACAAAAAGTCTGTAAAAGCTTGGGAAAATATGTGTGAAGGAGATGATGTTGAAACAAAAAAAAAATCAAAATATGATGAATTGAAATTAAATTTAAATAGTTCAAGTTATTTAGAACCATTTAATAATGATGATTTTTCTGAATTTGGGCAATTCAATTGTTAATTAAATACTATTAATAAATTCCCAATTTAATTCTTTACAAATATTTTTCCAAATTTTATCTTGTTGATATAATTTTTCTCTACTTTTTAATAAAGGAAAATGAATTAAATATTCATCCATATCTAATAATTGAATAAATTTATGAATAACATAAGAATAAGATAAAAAATTTTTTCTATTTTTTGGACAATGTAATTCAAATGGTGTTTGTATTTCTTTAAACATAAATCGTAATTTTTCCTCCATTTCTTTTGTTATAGTTGGTGGTGGTTTTCCATTAATTTTATTAATAATATATGGTATATGTTCATAAAATTTATTGAGTTTTAGTTTTTTTAGGATTTCCCTGATTTTACTATTTGTTATATTAGCAACATTTAAAATGCGCTCTTTTTTTAATTCTAATAAAATTTTTTCAATAATTTCACTAGAAATATCAGTACTTTCTTTTGCCTGAAATTGTGATAACCATTCATTAAAATGATTAATTCTTTTATAAGCAAAATAGTTAGATTCATAAGTTGGTTCTTTATAATTAGGTTTATCTGAATCAATTAATATGTTATATTGTTCACCACAATTAATACAAATAGATATTCCTTCAATATAATTAATATTAATTTTATTATTACATTTGGAACAAATATTTTCATCAATAAGTTTGTTTTTTTTTGATTCGTATGTATTATCAATAATATTAAGATAATCATCAAGTAGTTGTCCTTTAGTAGAAACATTATTAACGACACATTTTTTATCAAAATAATTTAGTAATGAATTAGGGGAGTTTTTTGAAGAATTAATAATTTCTAATTGGGTATTTTTTGTAGGAATTTTGGTAGAATTATTGTTATTTAATTCATTAGTATTGTTAGTTAAATCTGAATCATTATTATAATATTCAAATAAAATATTACCTACATTTAAAAGGTATTCATCTTCTTCCTTGTTGTCTTCAATAAATTGAATAGATTTTTTTAAAATATTAATTTGGTCGTATAGATTAAATTTTTCATCTAATTCAGTTTCTGTTAAATTTTTTTTAAAACAAATATTATTATATTTTTTTTGAACATCCTCTAAATTTTTTTTGTAAGTTTTTAGATTTTTTTTTTTATTATTAATTAATTCAATTTTTTTATTGTGTAAATAATCCAATGTATTAGTATTTTTAGCTATTTTTCTATTTTTTTTTTTATAATTAAAAGAGGTGTTCATTGAATAATATATATTATTGATATTTTTATTTATTTATATATAATAAAATATATTTAAGCATATTTTTTATATATAAATAAATATAGATATGGGAGGAGGTCTAATGCAA